GTTTGAGGAGCGCAAGCGTGAGATGGCGGCCAAGCCACATGGGGATGGGTCCTACATTGTCCCAGGAGACGAGAATTCCAAGTATTACAACAAACCAGATGAGCCACCCATCAGTCACCCAGCTGACATTGTCGAGCGTCTCCTCAAGGAGAAACCAGATGCTTCCATGGAGGATATTGTCAAGGAGGCGGATGAGATTGTCAAGGGGGAGATTGAGGAGAGAAAGAGGCAACGTGAGGAAAATCTAAGTAGTAAGTAAATGGATCGAAGATTCCAGGCGTTTTTGTTGACAATGGGTGTGTTTTACATGTTGTTATTTTTGAGAAGTAAAAAGGTGAAGAGTTTGAGTGATCTCTCTCTGGATATAGAAGAGTCCAACTGGCCAGTTGTCCTTGGGATTTTTGCTGTGACCATGACTCTGGTCACAATCTATATTGTGAGTCTTTATTGGGTCGAGGTGAAGGAGATTTTAAATATCAAGACACCCAAAGAAAAGTCGACTGTACCAGTTGCAGATCCCCATTATGAGACAGCCTCCAGTCTTTTCAAGAATATGCAAGAAAATGATAGAAATTATCTCATGTTTGGGAGATCACCGCAGGTGACGAGCACAAATGATTCCTATATTTTAAAGGGTTATGAGCTCTCTTCGAATATAGGAGATTCAAACACGTACGGAACGTTTACAGGTATGACACTTTATGGGGGACCTGACATGTATGATGCCACAGGGATTGAATGGGGTGGAAAATCGGTGAGTGATGCAGAGGCGGCCAAGTTTATTGCCTCAAGATGACAGGTTGCATTGTCTTTCCCATGAAAAACCCAAGAATGAACGCCACAAATATAATGATGTAGGCAGTCTTATCCAAATCACTAAAGATATCTTTTTTAATGACTTGGTTCACTTCTGGTTGATAGTACATGTATTGCTGTGGAGGTGGTTCGCGCCACTGTGGCGACTCGCTACGAACCTCCTGATCATTCAAAATAGAATCGTCTATCGGTGGCATTTCCATTTTTTATGTGCCTGGAAAATTTTAATCATCATCTTCCTCACTCTCCTCGTCGTCCACAAAACCTTTTAGATTTCCTTTATCGTCCACCTCATCTTCCTGGTCCTGGTCCTGGTCAGACTCATCATCTGATACGATGGACTCGGCGTCGTCCGCGTCCTCGTCGTCCTCATCATAGTCATCGTCGTCGTAATCGTCAATCATCTTCTCCACTGGTGGTTCATAACGGACAGGGGCCTTTACTGTGCGTCCAGAACGTGTTGTATACATTATATGTAGTACTGTCTCAGTCTGTTTAAGTGTATTACATCATAGCCAACAATTTTGATACATCAGTCACTACATCAGCAGCGGGTGTATTTTTCAGGTTCAGATGCGTGTACACGTTCTGTTTCATCTGTTCATGTTTCTGATTCACCTCTGGATACATGAGTTTCACAATCTTTCCTGGTAGTGTGTGCTCCTGCCCTGAAAAATCCTTACAGAACCCATTTTTACGTCCACGTGTTGTGTCACATGTACAGAAGCAACGCTGACATATTGTGCCACTTTCATGCACCTTGAACCATATGTGATTTGATGAATGCGCCTTTCCGACATTTTCACAGTACTTGGAATCCGTCTGAATCACATAGACTGTCTTTTCTCTCATGATTTTTTGAATCCGTGCGTGCCCCTGACCCTTTAGATTTCTCCGTATGAACGTCTCGAGTTCTGCTGAAATTTCACAATCCGACACTTCTGTTCCTTTTTTCACGTTGGGGACACTTGGCAGTGTGAACACACCTGGGGGTTTCACAGTCACATTGGGGTGGGTGTCTGTTGTACGAATTGCGAGACGTTTCAAGAATTCTACACTCACGGGTACCTTTGATATGTCTGTAAATGTACCATTGTCATATGACATGATGGGAATGTATGGACCTTCCACGGTATCTTTAATCTTCTTGTGGGACCACGGGAGACGAAACCCACTCCCATGTGAACCCGTCTTGGGATTTCCGTACACTGAACTATCAATAATTTTACCCCAGTTCTTGGCACTGTACACCTTACCAAGTTGTGATATGATGTAATCACGTATGTACAGAGCTTGTTCTTGATTCACTGTAATGTCTGGCCAGTTGAGGTGAATACCCGTCTTGATCTCAGTGTTTTTGGGTTTTGGTTTTGCAACACTCACAATACATTGGGTTGTGGAAATCTTACAGAGTGCCTTGACCTTGTCACATATGATGTGTGCAATGTGCTGTATGTTTTCAAATGTGAGGGCATCTTCATCAACATAGTCAATGTCCACAAAGAGTCTGTACACTGGTGTCTTTTGTTCCACGACAAAAATCTGTTTTGATGCTGTGATATATTGAACGTATTGACTGTAGAATTCATTCAATCTATCTGGGGTCACATGAAGTATCCCACCATCCATGAGGACGTGGGTTGGAGTTTTACCGTGTGCGTGGAAACAATCAAACATTCTTTTATAATATAGAGTTTATTCTATTTAATACACGGTCCAAGAGGGAAGGCACTTTTTTTTCGATTGATTTATCACGTTTTATAATCTCAATTTCTACAATTGTCTTTTCCGAAAGCTTCAGTGCCATGTCATTCCACTCTTCATCTTGTGGTGTGTATCCATTCGCCATGAGACATGAACGAATGCTTGTTCGCTTGTTCATACCAACTTTATCCATTCCTGGTATTATCATCTGATATAAAAACTGTGTCTGTTTAGCGAGGTGAGGGCGGGAATAAATTCAGGGTTGTTCAAAACATTGTCAACAATGAGGGGCCACTGAGTTCTACTATTAAATTCATCAAGGGTATCAAAACTCATGTAATCATTCTCATCATAGCACCTCTTCACTGGGAGGTGTTCCTTCTTTCTCTTGTCCGTCTTTATCTTTTCAATATTAAATCTTCGAATAAGTGCCAGCTGAACAAAACGTGGTACATTATACTCTATAACATACACGTGGTAAACAAGGGTGACATGCGATTCGTCCCTTTCGGTGCTCATGACCGAAAAGTCAAACGAACTGTAGACACCCCGTTTGAGGTTTATTACACCTCGTGTCTCTTCCTCCAATTCTCGGAGGGCTGAATAAAGGGGATTTCCAATCTCTCGCTTTCTACATCCTCCAGTGATGAAAATCCACTCTTTATGTCTTCTATCTCTAACCGTTAAAAAACGAGGCCTGTCATCAACAAACGAGACCAGCACCGCCACTGCTTTGTGTCTTTCTTCCTTCTTCATTTACGGTTTCACCGTTATTATACCACCCTATTTTTCTTCAAGTGATACTGGTGCAGCAACAACTGGTACGGGTACGTGTACAGGTGCTTGCACTGGGGTGGGAACGTACACAGGAGCGGGTACGGACTTGTACATATCATAGACTGGCGCAGGGTGAGAAACAGACTTGACTGGCACTTTCTTTAATTTCTGAACTTCACGATACAAATACAGTACAGCAAGTACACACGTCAATACGGCAACCATCATCATAGTGTCTTTGTTCATCTCAAACATGTTTACTAGTCTTCTATAGTTTTTTAGGGGGCAAAAATCGCACCAACGGGATCATACATACCATTTGACGGTTGCGGTCTGAGGGGGTCCTCGTCTTTTTCCTTTTTTTGGAAATTCTTGTGGGTTGGTACCAGAAACTCCGTGTGGAGTGTACCTTTTCTGGGGTTGTACGTAATGAGAAACACAAAACCAATCAGGAGTAAGAGTAACCACAGGGACATTGTATTATTACTAGGGGGCATTATATTTTACGAAACGTATGGAATCGTAGCACAAAAGAATGATCATTCGCACCGTTGAAATTCACCCGTCTTCCATTCTTGTCAAGCCACTGGACTGTCAGTTTGTAAATTGAGGGGATGGGGTGTGGGTAATCCACAGCAAAGTCATAGTCACTCATCTTGTTGTATCTCTTTATGTCACCTCCATTCACATCCATGGGTATGAACCCAAATGTCCTGCTTATGTTGTTTCCACTGAATGTGTTGCCCACCAGTGGGACTGCATCCTCATTGTTTGTAGTTCGGAGCTCCTCAATGTCCAGGAAGATACCCTCGTTGGGGTGGAGGTTGATTAGTGTCGCCGATTTTATGAAATTCTTACCCGTGTACCTGGTGTGATTGGAATAAAGGGGTATATTCAGGTCATTCTCTGGACTCACGGTGGTGCTCGTGTACGTGACGGCATTCGAAAATCCAAGCATCTTGGAGAGCTCCGTGGATGTCACCGTGAGTGAGAATGTATTTCCAGTTCGGGTGAATGCAAACTCACCTTCATTTTGAAGATAGGACACCGTGATGCCAGTGACATTGGTGATTGCCGCTGTGAGTTCAGCGGCGAGTCCATTCCCGCTGTAGAATCCAGGGGGCAAACTGAATGTCACGACTGGATCCGATGACCCAGATGCTATGTTGCTCAACTGTATGACATTCGATCCATTTGTTAAATTGTAGAGGGTGTTTGGGATTGATGCATGGAGGAGTTCAACCCTCTTGATCATCTTTATAGGGTGGGTTGTGACGAGCGTATATGCATTCCCAGACGGGTACAGAGTTGTGTCTCGGTTCTCTGAGGAAACAAAAATATGCTTGTACTCTGTTGTAAAACGTGACATTTACTATACACATAGACTATATATTCTCGAGTTTTGCTTTCAACCTGTACGTGACGAATATATTTGACGTTGTTGTCAGTGGGAGACCATTTTCGTCGTACACATGAGTCGTGATACGATCCACCTTTCGGATGGGGTACGTAAACTCCACCTCTGTGTCAAAGTCATACTGATTGTAGACGGTCCTTCCACTTGCTGCTGACCTGTTGAGACGTATCATGGATCCATTCGTCTTCCCCTTTCCTTCTGGACTATACTTGAGTGAACTATTCATCGAGTTGACATGAAACTGATTATCAAATTCATCCACCTTTATATAGATGACATTCGAAGTCGTCGTGTCAACACTGCAGTTGAGGATTGACACCTCCACCACATCCTTGATAGGTCGTGTGAGATGACTCACAAAATCCGTTTGTGAACCCTGTATCCAGCTGTCACTTGATAGAGAGTCTGTGTACACTGTAAAATATTGATGTGTTGTCATTTAACTTTTCAAGACATTTTATTATCGACATTCATCGGCACGGGAGGGGCATCATCCATGCCAATGCCACCCGTAATCTCATAGGATCCATAGTCACGAACCACATTCTGGATGCCGCACATTCCCCCTGGGGTTAGACCCTTGGTGTGGGTGCTCTCACCCTCCTCACCTGATCCAGGCACACACCCAAGCTTGTAGGGGAGTGCAAAGAGGTCCTGCTCCGTCTTGGTCTTGATGGTGATGTCAGCACCGTGCATCTTGTACCCAGCCACCTTCTTGCTCCGCTGATAGAGGAAAAAGAGGAGAGCGGCGACTACCGCCAGGATGAGGAATTTCTTGGTCTGCTTGCTCATTTTCATTTTTGGTTATACTATAAAGTAATATTTTTTTGACTGCGTTAAAGATTTTCGATTACTTTCCTACTAAAGTACAAATGGCAGATGACATTATTCTTGAACGTTCTGGGGACACTACTGCGAACATCATGAAACTGGATGACAATGAACAGGCGTTTCTCAATGAACTGGAGATAAAACCACGGAAACAAAAGCCCACCATGATAAAACGACGCCCAAGACCTGTGTTTCAGCCTCCCCCACAGGATGATGAGATTGAGGCGTTCACCAACCCCGTGAAATCACGAGCACCTCCACAGGCACCACCCGTATTTGAATCTCATTCAGATGAAGAGGATGAGTACGGTGCACAGGATCAGGGGGACGACGGCGGATTTGCCCCTGAATCTGAGAAACCCTCGGAAGGGTACACCAGTATCGAGGAGGAAAAGGCGGATCTCCTGAACAAACTCGCCCGCCTCGAGAAGAAGGGATTCAAGGTGAACAAGAAGCTCAATATTTATTCAAATATTCAGGAACTCCGCACCGAAGTAAAGAGGGTCATGTATGGCATTGAGGTGGAACAGTCTGTAAAGTTTTCACGCCGCATGCTCATTGCATGTGTGACTGGTGTGGAGTTTCTCAACAAGCGGTACAACCCTTTTGAACTCCAACTTGATGGATGGTCTGAGAGCATGATGGAGAGTGTCGATGATTATGACGGTGTTTTTGAAGATCTTCACAACAAGTACAAGACGAGCATCAAGGTGGCTCCTGAGATTAAGCTCATGATGATGGTGGGTGGGAGTGCCATGATGTTCCACCTCACCAATAGCATGTTCAAGACTGCAATCCCCAACATGAATGATATCCTCAAACAGAACCCAGATCTTGTCAAGAACATGATGAGTGCCGTACAGAACGCACAGCCACGCACTGGTGCACAGATGGACCCCACACAACGACCTGTCCAACAACCCGACACGGGTTCTGGACGCTATGAGATGAAGGGACCTGGCCTCGACATTGGTCAGCTCATGGGTGGTATCATGATGCCCCCTGTGATGCCCATGAGTTCGAGGATCTCCACCATCACAGAAGAGAAGGAGGATGACACCGAGAGCGTCTCCGACATTGTCTCTGTATCAGGGGACTCCATTGGAAATGACACCCGTGATGTCAATGTCAAGTCGGGTCGCAAGCGCAAGTCGAAGAAGA